TGAATATGCGTTGGTGTCATACCAAGGAATTTTTCCATTATCATTACATTCATCAAATTTATATCCAGCTAATGTACGAGTTTCTTCTTCAACCTGTGTAATATATTTCAGTAAAAAAGATCTTAGTTGATCATCGAATTGTTTTACCGCTTGAAGTTGGCTAATTGTTGTTCCAGATATATAAATATGATTGCCAGAAGCATCTTGACCACTAACAAAAGGAGTTTTATAGCCATTTACAATATTAAAATATCCAGCACGCACCAAAATCTTTTTGTGATTGGAACCATTACATTCGATGTGTTTGTCGTTTCTTAATTTTTTCATCTGCTGGTTGTAAGTCAAGAATAGTTTATCTTCATTCATTGTACATCCTTTCTGTGCTAAACATTTTATCGAATTTGTAAGAGTTTCTTACATATTGCTCACATAAACCATTTCGGTATGTTCACCGAGATGGTTTTGCTTCATACTGCACTTGGCATTAACCATTTTTCCAATCTCGGGAAAATGGTCATTTACAGAGCTATGACCATTTTTATTAATTCCTTGCCGGTTCCTGTTGACGCAGGAGCCGGTTTTTAAATTGACATTTAAAGTATATTTGTTATAATATACTTAACAGGAAAGCTGGAAGGTGAATGCAGCTCACCCGCCCGGCGAAAATCAATTATTTACGAAAAATAGTCGTCGACTTTCTCAGGGTCTGGACGGCTATTTTTTATGCGTATAACTCAGTATTGCAACAATCAGTACCGCAACGGATACAATCAGCTGTAATTCCTCATATGTACTCATATGCACCACCTCCGACAGGCTCGGACGGGTGCAGCACGTCCTCCAGCTCCCCTGGTAAATATGTTATTTAGTTTTTTTATTGTTCCCCCGCCCACAGGGAGCAGGGGAAGTGTAGTATGTAGATTTTTAGCCAATGAGTTTTTCTTCAACACTCTCTGATTCGGCTGGTGGAATCTCGAGGTTAGATAGAAGCAATTCTTTACCCAAAGTATGTGTATGGACAGAATAGTCTAAATAAATATGCTGTCGTTGGTTCTTTTGATATAACTTCCTTATTTCCGGCTGATCATCATAACTTATTAGCCAAGGATATGATTTTGTTTTTATATATTTAGCCAGCTGGATATGCATATTCTTATCATAGGAAAAACGGTACAGTGAAGGACCTTTTTCATAATAAGGCGGATCAATATATACAAAAGTTTTTCGGTTTCGTTTGTATTTGGTCTTCTCTTTTAAAAAGTCAATAGCATCCATATTGTAAATTTCAATTCTGTCTGACAAGGATGATAGTTTGCGGATACTATTAATGATACGGTCTTTATTAAAACGACAATCAATCGTATATTGGGATTCCTGCCTCATTCCACCGAGAGGATTGGCATTTAGAATTCCTGAAAAATTTGTCCTATTTAAAAATAGGCCGGCAAATCCAATTTGCAAAGAAGTTTTATCCAGAAGATATTCTGGGGTTCTATACATCGAAAATTCTTGCCAATTTTCAAGTGTGATATCTGTTTCGTTGATTAATGTAATTAAATTTTCACTATCATGCATAACAGAATACCAAAAATGATAAATTAATGGATCAAGTTCATTTATAACAGCTTTTGAAATAGTGTCAGAATCCAAAAGCGCAAGTGAAATGGCTGCGCTTCCAGCATAAGGTTCATATAAAACACATCCTTTAAGGTTTTCTGATTCAATTACTTTTTTGATATATGGAGCTAATTTTGATTTTGCCCCAGGATAGCGTAGTGGATTAGTAATAGCCATATTTTCACCTCCCTCGGGTTTTAGTATATAACAAAATGGTGGGTTTGGCCAGAACTAATCAATTGTATCCAATAACGGAATATTGTTCTGTGCAGCTAATATATTAAATATTTCGATGTAATTATTTAAAAAACATTGATATTCAGATGGGCAAGTAAGTTTCCAGTAATTGTATAATTTAAAATTACCGCGCCCCCAGTATTTTTCTTGTTCTTCGAACCATTTTTTATATTGCTGTACATCGGCATTTCTATCAATTAGTGTAGGATAATTTGCAAAGCACTTCTTTTTATCATATTCTCCCAGTTCTGTATCCCAAAAAGAATCAGTGTCGTTTAACGAATATAGGAAGTTGTAAAACATTTCTTCGGGGCATGTTTTGCCAGGAAGGAATGTTACATACTTGCCTTTATATTGCTTAAGTTTTTTTAATATCGATGAATTATTTTTATCACCATCAAGAATTAAAATGCTTTCACAAATAGGTTTCAATTTTACGCGCAATAATTCCAGATATGATTCTGCACCAATAGAGCAAGGGCTAAAGGTTATATTTTTTCTATATCCGCCATTAAGAAGAGACTTTATAAAGGATTGAGCTACGTTATCTTCTGTGTAAATTGTGATTTTAGAATTGACTTCAGGAGTTCCTTTGACTATACCTGATAGTTCTAAAATTACATCGTTAATTGAATCAACGTGTTTATTCTTCACAAGAGATCCTTCTTTCTTTAAATATACAAGTTTTGCTTCTTTTGGATTATAGTTATCGAAAAAAGTTGCTTTTAACACAGATGGAGAATGTGTTGTAAAAATAAATTGTATTTTATAATCCCCTGCATATTTGTATAGCCTTTTGATAAGTCTCATTTGAGCTAATGGGTGGAATGTCGATTCGATTTCATCAATAAGTAAAATTCCACCTTTATAGTCATTGGGATATTTTTTCATTAAGCGTTTAAAAGAGAGCACTGATATCAAAATTTTTCCCAGATTATCTTGCCCAGCAGAAATAGACAATGCATCTTGATCGCTTGGATGGATAGACGCTGTGTACTTTAAACCAGAGTGTATAGTATCAATCTGGACATTGTCTGATAATTCGGACATAATATCTTTATATTCTAAGGTTAAAAATTGTTTTTCTTCATCAGTAAGTTTATTCAAATACTCAAAAGATTCCTCTTCTCCAATTGGCGATACTCTTTTTAAACTAAGATAATAAACAGGAACCTGTGGGTAGCCAGTTCCAGCGCCTTTGCCTTCGGTAGACCAAAAACGAGGAATCGGGTCAGTTTTATCTCGGTATATACTATGTGCTTCAAAAAAATCATTTTTGTATATACTGGGATAAAAATTTAATCTCCATTTATGTGTTCCCGGAATATCTTTATCTGAAAGCTTAAATTTTTCAGCAAATTGTGAACGGTATTTGTAATCATCAATGGTACTTTCTCCATACATTGGATTATTTTTTCCAATAGAAAATGTTTGTCCTAAAACACCCAACATTGTGGTTTTCATAGTTCCATTATGTCCAACTATTGCCGTGAGTTTTGTTCCAAGGTCAAAATCTATATTTTCAATAGCTCTAAATTTATCAATGTGTACACTTTTTATTATCATTTGAAAATTCTCCAATAGTATCCTTAAATTTCATTATTGCTGCATTATATCCTGCAAGCCGTGCCACCTGCTCGGCAGTCAAACCTGGATTATCTGAAATTAATTCGTTCGGAATAAGAAGTTCTGCCGCAAAGGTGTTGGCTTCAATTTCAAACTTTGATGTAAGTAAAAGAGTTTGATTTCGGATAAAATAGCAGTTCTGTTTTCGATGCAATATCGAATGAGCTAATTCGTGAGCCATTACCAGAGTGCGTTCATGATCTTCCAGATCTTCATTTAAAAAGATACATTTGTGGTTTTTTATGAACATATAGCATCCGGCACGACTTCCAAGCGGTCCAGTCATTACTTTTACATTCAAATATTCAGCCAATTCAAACGGATTTCTAGTATCAAATTTATTTATGTAATACTGAACCAACTTTTTGATATCTTTTCTCAATCCTACCACCTACTTTTTGTTTTTATTCGGATTGTATTTTTCTTTGTTGATTGGTTTCAGGCGGCGCATCATGAGTTCTATTTGTCCCAAAAGTAATTCAGCATCTTCTTCTGGGATTGGTTCACCATCATAAGATAGAGGACCATCAGCACCGTTTAATAATTTTGCACGGATAGATTCCATGTCTTTGGCGATATCACGGTTATCTTTTTCTGTTAGACCGTCTTCATCAGTTCCGGTCATAAGGAAATCAGCAGATACCTGTAAATATTCAGATATTAATGCAAGTCTATCTGCCGGAAATACACCTTTTCGGAGTTGACTAATGTAACCATTTGAAAAACCAAGATCTCGTTCAAGACGGGAGATAGGAATTTTCCTATCCTTACATATTTTCTTTACCCTATCAACGCTATTCATAGAGTACCTCCTAAAATTTAGAGAAAAATCTAAAATTATTATTGACAAATTAGAGAATACCCTATATAATCTAAGCATGATTTAGAGAAAAGCCTAAATAGTTAAAGAATAATTCTCATATGTTTCTGACAATTCATATTTTAGATTATTCTCTAATATTTGTCAATGTTTTTCTCTAAATCTATTAAGAAAGGAGGGTAAGATTTTGCTTTACGAAAAAGTAGCTGCACTTTGTCAGAATAATAATGTAACAATTGCGAAGTTGGAGCGTGAATGTGAGATGGGAAATGGAACGGTTCGTGGTTGGAAAAATTCCAGTCCCTCAATCGAAAATCTTAAAAAAGTAGCCGACTATTTTGAAATTACAGTAGATGAGCTGATCAGTGATCCAGCAGATGGAAAGGTGTAGAGAGGAGGGGAGTGAGTAGGGATGTCAAGACCGAGAGGAACTGATTTGGCAAAAGTAATCAAAGTAATTGAAACCCAGTCCCTAAGAGGGAGTGGAACAAAAGAAGATAATTGCAGAGTAGTTACACAGTATTGGGATTTTGATGGAAATTTACTGGCGGAATATGATCCGTGTGCAAAAGAAAAAGAGTAGTTTCCTACTCAGTTTTCTTTCGAGCATTCTGTTTTGTCTGATCAATACCAATGATATCAGCATATAACTGCTGTTGGTTATGACGTTCAATGTACCATTGTTGAATTAGTAATTCAATAAGTTTTATAAGTTTTTGCGCTTCATCTGGATCAATATCGATAATTAAGTTTATATCTTTTTCCATATGAGCGCCGATGTTTCCAATGCGACGTATTCCATCTAATACAGCCCATTGATCTGTTGGTATTTGAGTTTTTATAGCGTTGATTTCTTCATATAGGCTATTTTTTGCTATCTGAAAGAAGTCACGAATCATTCCTTGAAGACAACGGCGAGACAATGTTGCGGAGGCTTTAGGACTTAATGAAACAATGGCGCAAGCCTCTTCATAATCTGTACGAATCGTTTGTGGTACGTAATCAGGAAATTGTTTTGCGGTAGATAAAGGGTAAATAGGAATTGTTTTTTGGGGCATTTTTGATCCTAAATAATCAGCAAAACTTGTGATTGCTTCACAATTAGGACATTTGTACATGCGAATTTTTAAATTGTAAGTATCATCACATTGATAAGACATACCACTGAATTTTCGAAAATCTGCATCAGTGGACCAGTATGTCGAATCGATAACGGGCATCGTATGATTACAAAATGGACAAGTAAAACTATCAAGCATAATAAGTTATTCCTTTCATCATTTGATGAAACAATTATACCAGTAGTCGAGTAACCAGACAACCCACAAGTACATATCTTCTAAGAGAGGAAGGTGAGAGTATGACATATTCCAAGGTAAAGACATTTAACATTGATGGATGCAAAGTCAGAGTGCATTTCCCAGATCTTCCAGAAGAGGAGAGAGCAAAGCGCAAGAATGCACTGATGAAGGCGGCGGAACGCTTTCTGAAACATGCAGAGCGTGTGAAGAAAGAGAAAGCTGAGCAGGAGAATATGCCAGAAGCAAAGGAAGGATAAAACCATGAACAAGATGAAAATTGCCGGAATAATCACTGCGGTAGCTGCAGGAGTAGTGTTTGCGGTCATGTATTTCAGACCACATGTGAATAGCATCAGATCAGCGGTGTTGCTCTTGTCGGCAGGTGTCGTTGTAGTTGTCGGATTGCTAATGATTTCAGTGAGTGAGGATTTGGAACTGGAGGATACAGATGAAACATAAGATAGAATTCGGCCTGGCGGCAGCCGGGCTGTTAGGAACCTTTATTGGTGCGTCCGGGTTGGACGCAGAAGGACAAGCTGGTAATCTGGCATTCTTGATCACGGCGATCAGCTTGGGAATCATGGGGTTGGGATTATTGCTTGAAAAGAAAAATAAAAAGAGCATGCGACCCTAGGAAAGTACATGCTCTAAACCAATGACGGGGCTTAATAAAAAGCCTTGTCTGGATTATACCAGACGGGAGATGAAAAGTAAATGGAAAAAGCAAAGTTAAAGTACATCGAAGAGCAGTGCAACCGGATCGCTAATGGAATGGAGCGGATCAGCGGATTTACAGGAAAAGGACAGCTGTACATATATGAACATGTAGACATAAGCAAAGGAATTGAGGTGATAGCAGCGGCGTTACACCTTCCGGTGCGAATCGAGTGTGGAAGGTCGTGCTATTGGCGCACAGTAACCCATGGTAATGTGACTTTTCGACAGATGGGGTTCTATTCCACTATGGGTTGATGATAAAAAATGAATATTCCGCCATCTTGCAGTCGGACGTTTAAAACCAAAAACTCTCAAATACTTATTGATACGTTAGCTACAGTAGATACTTTGATAATAAATCACACAAACGTCCGACTGCAGGACGGTGGAATCATATAGTCCGGCCAGGTTTTCCTGTCCGGACATTAAAAAACTTTTTTTCAGGACAACCCGGGTAAAACCGGCGTTCGTACCAGTATAAGTATATTAACGTTAGAGGAATTGACATGTATAACCGGGACAGATGGATTTTTTCAAATTCAATAGAAACCGAATATAAATTTGCCGGGAAGTATGGAGCCAAAGGCGAGAAGAGAGCAAAACGGAAAAAGGCTACTCCGGAGCAGATGGCAAAACAGAACCAGATCAACAAAGAGAACCGGATCCGCCGGTTGATCAAAGCGAACTTCTATCCATCAGACCTGTGGGTGACATTGAAGTATCCCAAGGGAACCAGAAAATTATATGAAGAAGTCATGAAGGACATGGCGTTGTTTCTGCAGCGGCTTCGATATCGATACAAAAGAAATGACGAGATATTGAAGTATATCTACCGGATAGAAATTGGAAAACGAGGAGGTATCCATGTGCATATTTTGGTGAACCGAACGAAGTGTTCGAAAGGAACGGATATGCTGATCACAGAATGTTGGACGTTTGGATTCACCCATTTCACTCCGATCAGGGAAGCTGGCGGATATAAAGATCTGGCTGAGTACATTGCCAAACCTGTTCCGGAAGAACAGCAGAATCACGAAGATGCGGAAAAGACCAAACCCTACCACACGTCCAGAAATTTGATCAGACCAAAACCGGAGAGAAAGACATACTTCCGTTGGACGATGAGAAAGATCCTGGAAGATGGACCAAAACCAACACCGGGATTCTATATCGTAAAAGATTCTATCATTTCCGGAACAAATAAATATACCGGCATGTCATACCTGCGGTACACGGAACAGAGGATAAAAGAGGTGAAGCGAGAATGATGGAAGTCTCTTTGTACATAGACGTATCCAGTAAACGGATCAAACCCGGAAAAGCCAGCTTTTGTTATGTGCTGGAATTCATCTCGCCTGCAGGTAATACTTACACCAAGTCGGAAATTGGATGTATGGAAGCTTCCGGAAAGCGCCTGGTATTGTCGGCGGTGATCCGGGCACTAGGACACCTTAAACCTGGATGCGGTGTAGTGATCCACACAGATCTGCGTTATCTGGAGTCTGCCTTGATGCTTGGATGGCTACAGGAATGGAAAACGGATGGATGGACAAGGTCTGATGGAAAAGAAATCAAAAATCGAGACCTGTGGGAGCAGATTGAGCAGCAGACGAAAATTCATAACCTGCAAGTGAAATACACATGCAAAAGTCCATATACTGCCTGGATGCAAAATGAGATGAAAAAGGCAGATCTTGAGATAGGACAATGCAAGGAACTCAAAGGACAGTAAAAGTCTGTCCGTAAGATAAAAATCAACGTTTGTGAGCATTTGAAAGGAGAAAAAGAAGCATGAATAAAGTCATTCTAATGGGGAGGTTGACCAGAGATCCGGACATCCGGTACACACAGCCGAACTCTGTGCAGGAGCAGACATGCATTGCACGTTATTCACTGGCAGTAAACAGGAGATTTAACCGCGATGGGGAACAAAAGGCTGATTTTATCAGTTGTGTAGCATTTGACCACCAGGCAGAGTTTACAGAAAAATATCTACACAAGGGAACAAAAATTGCCATCACAGGACGTATCCAGACTGGAAGTTATACCAATCGTGATGGACAGAAGGTATATACCACGGATGTCGTGGTGGAGGAGCAGGAATTTGCCGAAAGTAAGGCAGCAGGACAGATCACACAGCAGAATCCGGCACCGATGGCCAGGGAGGATGGCTTCATGGAAATCCCGGATGGGCTGGAAGAGGAGCTGCCGTTTAGCTGATGAGTAAGAGTATCGTACAAACACAAAAAGAATGCTATATCTGCAGATACCTGGTTGCTCAACAAGGCTATTATGGTGAGCTACCATCTGCCGGATTGCATAAGCATCACATCATGTTCGGTATAGCAAACCGGAAGAAATCAGAACATTTCGGTCTCTGGGTATATTTGTGCGTACCACATCATGAATATGGTCCGGATGCAGTTCACTCTAACCGGGATGTCCGGATCTTCTTGTGCCGGATCGGGCAGCAGGTATTCGAACAGAAATATTCCCACGAAAAGTACATGCAGGAGTTCGGCCGGGACTGGATGTGCGAAGAACTTACCGGAAAATGGAAACAGGAGAAAACAGAACACAAAGAGGGCAGTATAGAGTTCCTGGACTTCGATCTGGGAGAACTGCCATTTTGAGAAAAGGAGAACACGATGTTTAAAGAAGGACAGAGATACAAATTTTATAAAATCGGAGTATTGGGATTAAAAGAAAAAAAGTGGGTGAATGCAGTAGTTGAACATATTCCATTGCACGGACGGTTCGTGCGGTTTCGGATGCATTTCACGAACATGTTTGGAGAGCACAGCAGCTATGTGGAATCGTTCACGATGAATGAGCTGGCACACATGGCTAAAAGCGGCGAACTCGTAAAAAGATAAGGGCAGGAGGTACAGACAGATGGAATATGACGTGGAAAACGAAGCTGAACGCAGACAGGCGTTACAACGATTCTATGAGGAATATGATGCGGTGCGCCGAAAATATGGACTGATGATGTCTATGCATGCATCCGTATATGACTGTTGCTGGATCCGTATCTGGCAGGGTAGTGGCGTCAAAAAGAAAATGGTCATCAAGGTGGAAAACGATAGCGAAACACTGTGTTACCACGTGGCAACAGAAGCCCTGATCAGCTGGGTGGCGAATAAAGAAGTATGCCGGGAGGCAGGAAGGGAGATAAACAATGTTTGATAAATTCGGAGAGATGGATTCGTTTGGGGAAATCAATGAACTCGCAGACAACCTGTTCAATGAGGGCGATGCAGCATCAATCAAAACTATGGCCAAGGAGAATGGCATCGATAAAGAATACGTGGACATGTATCTGGCTGGCGATATCCCGGTACTGTGCGATGCCATGACGGCGGCACTGGGAAAGATCGATGTAGAAGTGGCAGATCTGAAGCCAAAAGAGATCATGGAGGACTGGGTAGAGTACCTGAGAGGTCAGTGCGCGGAGAATGAGATACTGGCTTTCAACATCCGGAAAAAAGGAAAAACGCTCAAAGGGTGCATTGCAGCACTTCTGTCATGGTCATTCAAAAATCAGCAGACCATAGATAAGGACATCATAAAGGCAGCAGGCGTATCTGCAGGAAAGGTCACTCTTGGGATTCCAGGAATGGCCAGAGCCAAACAGATCATCACGGACTACTACATGGGAGGCGAGAAGAAGTGAGAGCGGCAAAATTCTTAAAATGTGAACCATGTAGTACATCGAGGAATACGGAAAGGGGCAAAATAACCGCTGTAAGTCAGATTCTGGAAGTAAACGGAGAGCGGGCGATAGAAATCAGCCTGTTTCATAAAGGAGTTTTGAAAGGCAGGTATTTCGCAAACGAAGATGGTTATAATGTTTGGATCAATGGAACATGGCGCATCTGCAAACTGAACAATGCAGCCAGAGTGTGTATGGGAAAGGAACCGGTAAAAAGCTACTATTGCGATCTTGACGATTGTATAGCATGGGAATCCATCGAGGATAAACAGAGAGCGTTGGATTTCCTGGATACATGGAGAATAGGTGCTTATGAGGACGAAATAAATGAAGCGAACAGGCAAAAAGCAATGGAGCGGAAAGTGGACCGGATCAATGATATGATGGCAGAAATTCCATGCGTACCGGATGAAGTAGGAGATTGGTTAGACCAGAAGATTTTCCCAGGGCACATACTTTTTATCAAAAAAGTTGGAAAGAGAACTACATACAGTTGCACAGCCTGTGGATGCAGCAGTTGGAAAAAGAAAGGATGGAAACACGGAGAAAAGACAACCTGCCCGAAATGCGGTCAGCTAGTAACGGCAAATAGCAGACAGCAGGAGAAAAGAAGAAAGGCACCAGTTATTCTATTGCAGCAGTATGGAGAAAAGTGGGTAGAGCGTCAGTTTAAAGCATTCTGCAGATGGAGCGCAGGGAAAAAAGAAATCCAGATGTTTGAGGAAATCCGGGCAATTATCCCTAAAGGCAAAGATTGGGGAAAAGTCTGGTACGGAACACGAATAGAGGCAGATGAGTTCGAACAGGATTTCTGGGACAGGAATCAGCAGAACAAAAGGTTTGTACCATCGTATCTATATCCGGACAATCTGCAGGAAGTCTTGCCATGCGGAAAGCTGGAACGAAGTGGAATTGACGTATTGGCCAATAGCGGGACAAAAATTAACGTTAATAAATTTATCACAACATTTCAGGGAAGACCGTACATAGAATATCTGGCAAAAGCCGGGTTGCACAGATTAATAGCAGATATTGTAGACCAATATGGTTGGTGGGGCGAACCAAGTTGCATGCGTACCCATGAAAAAAAACTGAAGGACGCATTACAGCTGGATGGAAATAGAACAAACCGGATGAAACAGATCGACGGCAACTTATATACATTAAATTGGCTACAATATGAGCAGATGAAGGGGATAAAAATTTCTCAGGAAGCCTTACAGTATTTGACTGATAAAAAAATGAGTGTCGGTGAATGCAAGGATATTTTAAAAGAACTGAAAAGTGTAAACCGAATGGTCAATTACATGAAAAAACAGAAGATATCTCCAAAGAATCTGACTACCACATGGACGGACTATCTAGCGATGGCTAAAGCTGAAGGATACGACACAGAGGACGATATCGTAAGATTGCCAAAGGATTTAAAAGCCAGACATGATGAGCTGGTTGAATTAAGAAATCAGCGCGCAAACAAAAAACGGTTGAAAGGATACACTAAACTGGATCAGCAAATACAAGAACGGTTACCAGAGGTGCAGAAATATTTCTGGGAAGATAAAACGCACATGATCATTCCTGCAGGAAACTGTGAGGAACTGATGACAGAGGGACAGACGTTACACCACTGCGTAGGCAGCAGTGATCAATACATGAAGAAAATGGCAGCAGGAGAAACATGGATCTTGTTTCTTCGAAAAAAGGAAGATCTGGAAAAAGCGTATTATACCGTGGAAATAAACATGAAAGATGACCGGATCATCCAATATTATTCCGCATTCGACCGACAGCCAGATAAAGAGACCATCAGTGAGGTGTTAAAAAGGTTCAAACAGAGCATAAAAGCCAAACGAGTACGAATCACAGTACCAGTGACAAACATAGCGTAAGGAGCTGATATGGTAGAGGATTACAGAATCAAATTTCATACCGGAAGAGCGGAGCTGACAGGGCAATATACGGTAAATCGAAGAGGCAATACAAAAGCAATCACCAAATATATAGAACGCTATGTAACACCGTTGGGAGAGTTTCTCCCGGAGATTTGGAGAGAAGAAGCAAAAGAAGAGATAAAGGCCGCTGGGGAGATAGAACTTTTAGAACAGGTTAAGGAGCACTGTAGAAATCATTGTGCTTGGCTTAAAAAAGAAAACGAGCTGGAAGACTATGCTATTAGCTGCGTGTGCAATAGATCATACAGGGCTTGGAAAGATTTTGAGTACGAAGAAACAATAATTTGGATGTAGGAGGCAATTATGGAATATGTGCAGATGACTTTAAATGATTGGATCGAAATAAAACAGAAATTAAAACAGGAGCTTTTAGGAGTTAAGCAGAGCTTCGTCCGAATCGGATACGCACTCAGACGGATTGATGACCAGAAACTCTATGAGAGAGACGGATATAAAAGCGTGGCAGAATTCGCCAAGGCGGAATATGGACTGGAACCATCCACTACAAGCCGTTTTATGAGCATTAACAGGGAGTATTCGATTGACGGATACTCTGAACGGCTCCGGCCGGAATATGCAGACCTCGGGCGCAGCCAGTTAGAAGAAATGCTGAAACTCCCGGATAGTGACAGGCAGATGATCCAACCGGAGACGTCACGCGAGGACATCAGAGAGCTGAAAAGGTTTAACAAAACCGAACCGGAGGCAGGGGAAGCCGACGATATTCGACAGCTGGTAGAAAAATTTTACCAGGATCATATGGATGTACTCAATACGGTATTTAGTGAAGTAGCAGAGTTTGGCGAACCGACAGCAGAACGGTTCAAGGAAATTGTAAATCCAGGTGGAAACCGGTCGTATAAAAAAGGGCTTTTTTTTCTGATGATGTACGAAAATCGTGTAACATTCAAGAAATTTGGAGATACGCCAAAGGACATGAATTGGGAAGAATTCTATCAAATGACGATGGATATCTTCGGAGCATCGGCAGCAGGAACTGATACATGGCGGAACTATTTTGGCGGACCAGAAGAACAGGACGTTGTTGAACAACCGGAAAAAGAGGATGTTCCAGAAGAACATCCAGAGCCAATTAATGAAAATACAGAACAGGAAGCAGAAGAAAGCCAACAAGGCGAGGAAGGGACAGGTGGCTATGGAACAGACAGCGAAACAGAACATCAGGAAGATGACACCGAAGGAGAAGAAACAGGCTCCGGAGATTATGAAGAGGATACAGATGAGAGCATTGAACCGGCAGGAGAGGAGAGCCAGAGAGAGGAAATTGCGCCGGCGCAAAAAGAGCTAGAAATCCAAGAAAATGAATGCTTAGAATCATCTGCTCCGGAGGAAAACGACGATGAAAATGAGCCGGTAGAGGAAGAGATACCAGAGGTAGAAGTAGTCGATGAAATGTACGAAACGCGAAGAGAGTACATGAGCAATCTGACGGTTCTAGAGCTGGCACATTATCTTGCCGGAGAGCTTGAAAAGCATCATCTGGAGAAGATAGATACCGAAACAGAGGTATGGATCCACGACTGGTTAAGTGAAAAAGTTGACCGGTTCGGAAAACCGATGGAGGACGCAAGATGATAAAGATGATAAGAGTTTACGGAGATATGTATGTACCAAGAGAGTATTGCACGTTTACAAATCCGGTAACGAGTGGAGGAACTGAGGAAGTTGACTATGTAGATATGCCATGTGAGAACGGATGTAATAAAGTGTGTGAGAATTGTACATTGCAGAAAATCATGAATGAGTATGCGAGGCTAACAAGGCAGGATATAGACGAGAAGAAACGACATTGTGAAGAATGTGAAAACTATAAAGAAATCAGAAAAGGGCCGAGAGGAGGGAAGAAAGGAATATGCAGGATACTCAGACCATCGGAAATAAGAAACGGACGAGCGAGAGCCTGCAAAAGATTCCGAGTACAAAAAAACGAGTACAGAATCCAGTGTAAAAAGGAAATGGATCTGGGGCAGCAGGAGAAGGTATACGAATGGCTGAAGCAGAGAGTAAATCGATATGGAAAGGCGGTGGCAGAAAATGAAAAAGACTGATGAGCAGCTGCAACAGGAAGTAGCGGAGATCCAGCGGTTTGTGGATGGGGATTCTAAGCAGACAGCAAAGAAAGTGATCCCTATTGCATATAATGCGGCAATTGGAACAGCAGTGGGAGAATGTCCGGAATGCAGAACATTGCCATTAAGAGAATGTGATTGCGCATATTGCCCGAACTGCGGGCAGAAATTGGATTGGAGTGACGCACATGAGATTAATTGATGCAGACAAATTGCTGGTTCATCTGAACGACTGTGCACTGTCAGCATCACCAGGTGGTGGAAGTCTTAAAGCCCAGATGATTGCAAGGGTAGAATATGACACTATCCAGAACTGCATGAAAGCAGTGGAAGAGCAGCCGACAGCTTATGACGTGGAAAATATGATAAGCGAAGTGGAGGTAAAGATGAAGGCTATGTGGTACTTTTTAGACTGCCATTCAGCACAATGTGATAATGAGAGTGGTGGAGATTGCAGTTATTGTAAAAAAGATTTTTACGATGAGATTGATAAAATCGTTGAACAGTTAAAGAATGAGTTGAGCAATCATTGACAATTCTTGATTACCTTGCAGCAGTCGGCGGTAATCCGGAATGGAGCCTGTCATACCTTAGATGGCAGCAGCTAAGAGGTGAAATACAGATAAGTGGCAGCAGGGCAACGCTGCAGGAGAGGAATAAGGGAGGCGATGCCGTTGGAGAAGATGACAAAGGAAAGATTGAAAGCATACCGGAGCAATAAAGCTGAGATACTGGAACTGGATTATGCTCTGCAGAACCGCTGGAAGTCAGATACTATGATCGGGAATGATGTAATATTTGATTACAGCAAAGGTTATCCGATGCCACAATGTGTGGTTGGGTTCGACCAGGAGAAATACGAGCAGTTGCAGGATCGTGATCTGAAGCGGAAGAAAGCCATAGAGCAAGAGTGCAAAGAGGTGGAGCAGTTTGTGGATGCAATACCGGACAGTCTGGCACACCGCATCTTCCGGAAGCTGTACATAGACGGCAGGAAGCCGGTGACACAGGAGCAGGTTGCGAAGAGTGTACATCTGGATCGGAGCAGTATAAGCAAAATAGTTGACCGGTATTTGAAAGATTCACACAATTCACAAAATGCACAGTTATAATAATACTTGAGCCAAAGGCGGAAACCAGCGGCTCGATTTCTCCCCTATGAGAATAAACCTACTTAAAAGGCATTCGGAAACGGATGTCTTTTTCGTTTGCATATTAGTTCGGAATGGAATATTATAAAAGTAGGTTTATTTTGATATGACAGGGAGATACATAAGATGATAGAGAACAAGAATTTATTATTGTATAGTGCAGAAAAGTCTGTGAATGCTATATTTAAAGCAGGGGCAGAAAATGCAGATACAGAAGATGTTTATTTCGTTGTTGGAACAGCAATACATTGGATGTCAGATTGCATTGATCGTATTCCAATTGCCCAAATAAAAGAGGAGCATAAACAATTATTTTCAGCATTGCGGTTTGCAAATAATTGTTTAAAGCATAATATAACATTTGAAAATGCACATAAAGTGAAAAGGTTTGGTTATCCTTATGATTATGCATATGATTATGGAACACATTATAACTGGATATCATTAGATCAAGTGAAAATAAGTGAAAAAAGTGAAAACCAACGGAAAAATTATAAAAGTGAATTGGAAGGAAAAAATATTGCAATTACATTGTTGGAAATACTAAATATTGTAAAAGAATATTATGATATGGTTTAGGGAGTTTTTATGGTAAAAAAAGTATCTGATTATCCCGAATTTGAAAAATATAAAAATTTACTTGAGAAAATAAATAGTGAAAGAGTTTTTTCAATACAGAATAAAAACGATGAATTTTGGCTAGTGGAAGAATGTGATGAATATTTTTTTCATGAACTTACAAAACAAGATTGTTTAGAATTATCAGAGTTATTTGCTGAAATTGCAAAACTCATAAAAGAATAAGTAGCAAACATTGACTAGGGCAGCAGGATTTACCTGCTGTCTTTTTATTATACAAAAAAATAACCGGAGGAGAGGACTATGGCAGAAAGCAGGCTGATCACAATTTCAAAAGCAGAACTAGATCCGAACCCGGTCCAGACAGGAAAAAGTTATATAGTCCGCGTTACGCTGGAAAAGAAAGCGTATCGGCTGGATTATCCATATGATTATGCACACGATTATGCGAAAGGAGACGAAAGTATGAGTGTAAAAACAGTACAGGCGGTCATTAATGGCCAGACTTATACACTTACAAAAAACACCAGCACAGGCAAGTACGAAGCAACCATTACAGCTCCGTCAAAATCCAGTTATACATTATCCGGACATTATTATCCGGTAACGGTAAAAGCAACCGATGATGCTGGAAACGTAACCACAAAAGATGCAACAGACAGCACATTGGGTGCAAGCCTGAGATTGCAGGTAAAAGAGAAAGTTGTTCCTGTGATCACAATCACCGCACCGACTGCAAGCCAGTATCTTGCAAACAGCACACCTGCCATTGCATGGAAGATCACAGATGATGATTCTGGAGTTAATCCGTCCACAATCGCTCTGAAAATTGACGGTACTGCGGTAGATACATCCAAGATCAAAAAGACTGCAGTGACAGGCGGCTACACTTGCAGCTACACACCAACATCAGCTCTGTCAGATGGAGCACATACCGTTGTGGCAACTGCGAGTGACTACGATGGAAATGCAGCTGCACAGAAATCCGTAACATTTACTGTTGATACGATTCCTCCGACATTGTCTATCTCTGCACCGGCCGAAGGATTTATTACAAATAAATCTACCGTAACGGTTAAAGGTACCACAGACGATGCAACCAGCAAGCCGGTTACAGTTACTGTAAATGGAGCCCCCATACCCGTTACTCCTAGTGGAACCTTCAGCAACGATGTAACGCTGAAAGAGGGCAGCAATACCATCACCATTGTCGCAAAAGACAAAGCAGGAAAGACAACAACCGTAACCAGAACAGTGAAACTGGATACTGCACCTCCGGTTATCAAATCTGCAACTATCACACCGAACCCGGTTGATTGTGGTAAGACATTCGTTATTTCTGTAGAGGTAACAGACTAATGACCACGCAGGTATGGGGCTTGCTTGGCAGCAGTAAGATCATCTTCGACCGAACAGATGGAAATATCTGGAAGGTGACAGTCCCATTTTTAGAGAGCGGCGAGTATATCGTCGCTCTTTATGCGTTGGATGATGCAGGAAATCAGGCTTATGTTGCGACTATTTTGTATGTGGTTGACATTGAGAACATCCAATATGAAATTCGGATGCTGGATTACGCATCAGAAGCACAGACGACTGGTTTTACGATTGAAGCACAGATGGCAGATTTTACAATTGAAGCACAGACGACTGGTTTTACGATTGAAGCACAGCTGCAGAAGTATTCGATTGAGCAGGAAAGGTTGGAAAGGAGGGCAGCTTATTTTGCAGAAAACGCAGACACTTAGAATGTACACGGGTGAAAACAGAAGATTGTATGTGACAGTGACTTCATGTGATGAGTTACCCTTTCAGATTACAGATGCGCAGTATGAATTCTGGAATTGCGATATGGATATGTGTGAGGCAGAAGGTACCTGTGATGTGGATGGTCATGTGCTTAGAATTTCAGTTTGCCCGGCGAGACCCGGCATATATAAAGTTATATATTTTTTGAAAATTGCGGATGAAACTGTAATCTGTAGGGCGATGATAAACGTGAGTGAAGCATAGATAGAGATAGGAAGGTGAGACTGGTGGCATTGACTGAAAAACAGAAAAGGTTTTGTGATGAGTATCTGATTGATTTGAATGCCACACAGGCTGCCATCCGTGCAGGGTATTCAGAGAAAACGGCAAGACAGACAGCAACTGAAAACCTGTCAAAACCTTACATCAGAGAATACATAGATAAAAGACTGGCAGAAAAAGATGCTGAGCTTATTGCAGATCAGGATGAGGTACTAAAATACCTTACTTCTGTTATGCGAAGAGAAAAGAATGAGCACATCGTGGTAACGACCAGTGAAGAAAAAACGACCTATGTTCCGGACGAAACAGGAAAAGTACGAAGACAGACGGTAAAAAAAGAAGTTCCACAGATTGTAGAAATACCGGCGAAGCTGTCTGATGCGAATAAGGCAGCAGAATTGCTCGGAAAAGCACATGGGCTGTATACAGAAAAAATCGAGACAGACGTTGATATGGAACTCAATATTAAAATTGATTATGGGGATAGCAATGAAAATTAAAAGATTTGCGATTGAGAGAATACCGATTGAGGTTGAATATGTAAGAACAATAGCAGGAAGGTTGTTTTTGCTAGCTCATTTTCATAAACTGATAAAGTATGTGAAGATGCAACTGGTAATAAACGATATTCCGGTGTGCAAATCTATTTACAGGTTATACATTCCACAAATAGAGGTAAAAAAGCATGATGAAAGATAAGGTTGTTGAGATATTAGGAACGCTGTACACAATACATTTTGATGTGCCGGATGGAAAGATGCCTGAAGGTGCTGATGGTTGCATGGATCAGAGCATTCATCAGATCAGAATTGCAGAATTTGAATCTGACAGAAATACAATTCAGGATATGGATTCATACAGAAAGAAAGTATTAAGACATGAAATTATTCATGCTTTTTTATATGAATCAGGAATGTGGAACAATAGCGGAAGCACAAACTGTTGGGGAATGGATGAAACAATCACTGATTGGATCACTATTCAGTCACCAAAGCTGTTCAGGACATTCAAAGAAGCTGATTGCTTATGAATATAAACGTTCAAATGAATCCGGGGTTCAAGGAGGTTGACCAGAGCCATAAACGCTATATTGTCATGAAAGGATCGGCAGGATCAGGAAAATCCGTTGACACTGCGCAGAATTATATCCTGCGACTAATGAAAGATAAAGGCAGGAATCTGGTCTGTATTCGAAAATCTGATATTACGAATCGTGACAGCACGTTTGCTGAGCTGACTGGTGCTGTGTATCGGATGTTTGGGGATAAGGTTGACCGGTACTGGCAGATTAACATGTCACCGTTGAAATTGACCTGCCGGGCAAATGGGAATCAGATTATTTTTCGTGGCATGAATGATGAGAAACAACGTGAAAAACTGAAATCTATCACATTTCAGCGTGGAAAATTGACAGATGTATGGTGTGAGGAAGCAACGGAGCTGACGCAGGCAGACCTGGAGATCATTGATGATCGTCTGCGTGGTGAGCTTCCGGAAGGACAATTTTATCAGATTAGACTGACCTTTAATCCGGTGAATAAAAACCATTGGATAAAAAAGGTCTTTTTTGATATTCCGGATCCGAATGTGTTGACACATCACAGCACCTACCTGATGAACCGGTTTATAGATGATGCATATCGTGCCAGAATGGAGAGACGAAAGATTGTTGATCCAGAAGGCTATCAGATCTATGGTCTCGGTGATTGGGGTGAGATTGGTGGTCTGATTCTTCATAACTGGGAAGTGCGTGAGTGCAGTCAGAATATATCAGATTATGATGATTTCGCAATCGGGCAGGACTTTGGTTTTAACCATGCTAATGCTATCCTGCCACTCGGTTGGAAGGATGGAAATATTTATATTCTGCGTGAATTGTATGGATTTGAAAAAGATACTGCTGAATGGATTGCAGAAGCAAATGCTGCGGGAATTCCGAAAAAGCGGCAGATGTGGTGTGACTCAGCGGAACCGGATCGAATCAAAATGTGGAAAGATGCAGGATTCCGGGCAAAGGGAGTAGACAAAGGCGGCTCTGCCGGATCCGTGAAAGCACAGATTGAATGGCTGAAGGGAAGCCCGGATCCGAAGGACAAAAGCAAAGTGATTGCTCGAAAAATATTTGTGGATCCATCCTGCACCAATACAATAAAAGAACTGCAGCAGTGGAAATGGAAAAAGGATGAAAAGACAGGCGAACACCTGGATGAACCGGTGCCTGTAATGGACGATGCCATGGCAGCGCTGCGATATGGAGTAGAAGGCTGGCGGAAGGCAAAACGCTGGCTTGTATAAAGAGAGAATTGCCAGAAAGGAAGAAGTATGCTGACAACAGAAGAAATAAGACAATTCATGGAAGAAGATAATGTTTCCCAAAAAAAGCAGTTCGCCAGAAAAGGGCAGGAATACTACGATGGCGATCATGATATAAGACATTACAGAATGTTTTATTACAACGAGGACGGAAATCTGGTTGAGGATAAAATACGCAGTAACGCAAAAATATCGCATCCGTTCTTTACAGAGCTGGTGGACCAAGCAGTGCAGTATATTCTTTCTGGTGCTGATGGATTTGTAAAAACAGATGAGCCAGCATTGCAGAACGAGCTGGATAAATATTTCAACCAGAACGAAGATTTTATTGCAGAGCTGTCTGAAACGTTGACCGGATGCCAGGCGAAAGGCTTTGAATATATGTTCGCTTACCGGAATAAAGAAGACATGCTGTCTTTCATGTGTGCGGATTCAATTGGCGTAGTGGAAGTCAGGGAGAAAGATACTGACGATGGCTGTGCTTATGTGATTTACTGGTACATTGACCGCATTGATAAAGGCGAAAAGGTAATCAAGCGCATTCAGGTATGGGATTCTGAGAAAGTATATTATTACGTCCAGAGCGATGAAGGAGAGATCATACCGGACAAATCCGCAAAAATCAATCCAAAACCACATATTACATACCAGAAAAAAGGGGATAAAGCCATTTACTACAAAGATTTTGGCGTTATTCCTTTTTTTCGCTTGGACAACAATAAAAAACAATTCAGTGGATTAAAGACAGTAAAAGATATCATCGATGATTACGATCTGATGGCTTCCGGGCTTTCCAATAATCTGATTGATTTCGATCATCCGATATATGCAGTCAAAGGGTTCGAAGGTGACGATCTTGGCGAACTGCAGCAGAATTTGAAAACAAAGAAAATGGTTGGCGTAGATGATGATGGCGGCATAGAGGTATATACCGTAGATGTCCCGTATCAGGCCAGAGAGACAAAGTTAAATCTGGATGAGAAGAACATCTATCGCTTTGGAATGGGATTGAATACCGCCAGTCTAAAGGATACCAACGCAACCACCAACATTGCAATTAAGGCTGCATACTCTTTGCTGGACCTGAAATGTTCAAAACTGGAAATTAAGTTAAAACAGATGCTACGCAAACTTGTGAAGCTGGTAATCGATGAGATTAATGAGAAAAACAAAACTGCGTATCTGACCAGCCAGGTACATTTCGATTTTAGCCATGAAGTAATGTCAAATGAACAGGAAAATGCGCAGATTGCTTTGAATAATGCACAGGAGCAGCAGACACGTATTAATACACTGCTGTCACTGGCAGCACAGCTTGACAATGAAACACTGATGAAAAATATCTGTGATGTCCTAGATATCGATTATGAGGAAATCAAAGATAAGTTTCCTGATCCAGACGAAGCAGACAATGATTTGAGTAGGGCGCAGAACATTTTGGACGGGGTGAAGGCAGATGACGAAGGAACAAAAGGCGGTACTCCAGAGCCAACTGAATAGAGAAAAGAGAACGCTGAATGAACTGAAACAGGTATACCGGCGGGCATTGATGGACTGTGAAAAGAAAATCATGGAGCTGTCTGCTAGAACCGATCTGGAAAATCTGCAATCTATTATCTACCAGACGCGGTATCAGGAAGCAATACGGCAGCAGCTGGAGGGAATCTTGACAGCATTGCAGTCTGATTCCTATTCGACAGTGTCTGATTACCTGTCCCGGTGCTATCAGGATGGCTATATTGGTGTGATGTATGATCTGCATGGTCAGGATATTCCGCTTATCATGCCGATTGACCAGAAAGCTGTGGTACGGGCAATACAGACAGATTCCAAGATCAGTAAAGGACTGTATAACCGGCTGGGAGAGGATGTTGGAAAATTAAAGACATCTATTCGGGCGGAAGTGTCCCGGGGAATTGCTGCAGGTTTTACCTGGAATGAAGTGGCTAAAAAGTTGGCAAAATCATTTAAAACCACAGAATTTTCAAAAGCTTACAATAATGCAATGCGGATTGTCCGGACAGAAGGGCATCGGATACAGATTCAGTCAGCTATGGATGCACAGCAGGTGGCAAAGGACCATGGTGCAGACATCGTAAAACAATGGGATGCAACATTGGATGACAGAACCAGAGAAACGCACCGGATGCTGGACGGTCAGATCAGAGAACTGGATGAGCCGTTTGAGGTTGGTGGAATGCAGGCAGATGCGCCGGGAATGTTTGGAATCGCT